GTTCCGTTCACACTCGATGTACGCCTGTAGCGCGGCCTGGATTCGTTCATCTGAACACTCCAATTTGATCTTGCCAAACGCCATTGTTACCTGGCGCAAGGCTTGAATCGCCGCGATATTGGGCTCGTCGAGCAATCGCCCACTCCAGCGGTCGAACACCTGATCCAACAGCCCACCTAGAAATCTGGGGAGCTGACCGCGTCGCCCGAAACCGGGAAACGCGGAGGGGTCTACACACTCGTTAGCCAGCGACCTGTGAAGGTCGTCGGCGAAAGCGGGTAGGGATATTGTCAGAAACGACATACCCTCGTGTTCGTACCGCGACTGGATGTATTCATAATCCAGTTGGGTGCTTGTGTGACATATGCTGCCGGCGTCAGCCAGCAGCGGCTGTAGGAACAACATAAGGCTTTTCATGGCTCCCCTTCCAGGTGAGTCAATCCATAGCCATGTTTTGCATTTAGCAGATCACTTGTCGAGTGACCCAGCAGAGAGAGCTTGTTTAGCTCTCTCCGCCAAGCCACTTGGTGAGATTTGCACCGGACGATGCATTGACCCAGGTCATAAGAGCCTGGGCAATATCCTTCTTATCAGCGATCGTGAAGCCCACAGCGGGCTCAACGGCGTTGAGGAAGAACTTGAAGGTCTTCTGTACGTTCACGCTCGCGTTGAGCGGATCGGCAGCAGTCTTCACAACATCCAGTTCAAGTGTACGCTTCGTCGTACCCAGCGAGTTCTTCGCAGGGATATGATTGACGCGCACGAGAACCGTGTTGTCGTCCTTGGTGTAAGTAGCGCCGTGCTCGAGCGTCCCCGTTTTCGGGAGCGAAAGAGCGACACCACCTACGGTGATTGCGACTGGATCTGCGAGTGCCATGGCATAATTCCTAACAGTAGGTTAATAGCTCGCCTTTTGAGCAAGCTTACTTAAGGCCCTTGGAAAGCCCAAGAGCTAGTAGAATGGCCCATTGTGACTCTGAGAAAGAATCAGGGTTGATGCCAAACCCGAAGGGTGAAGCGGCGACGCGCGATTTAACATGCGCGCCGACAACTATCTGTAGAGGTTCGGACGCTTTAGCCCAGGTTGTTGTACCTGTGCGGCGCCAAAGACCAAGTGGGAACGTAATCTCCTTTTCGGAGCGCGTTTCCCGCATAAGATAGCCGTATTGCATCACAATGCCATCCGACCACGACGATATATTGGCAAGAACATCGCCAAAATTGAACGCGTAATCGGCTAGCCAACTCCACGGTTGCAGGTTCCAAAGAACCTCAGGGTCGAGTCGAGTGCCCAACAAGGCATTCGCGTTAGACTCGAACTCTGCGAGACGTTGATCAAGATAGGGGAGCTCCGGATCGTAAATCCGGAAAGCGCCACTGAAGTAACTTTTGGTCACTGTTCTTGTAATCTCGACTGGGGTATAAGTCATAGACCTCGTACCAAAGTACGACTTGCCCCCGTAAGGGGTGCCGGTCGTTAGCTCGTACGAGGACGTGGAAACAGGTTTTGACAACTGCTCCACGGTACTTATATCCGTGTCAAACTGGTAGCGACGACGAACCAACCTGTCGAGCTCTCGCTCGTACTGCTGTAAAGCAGCGCGAGTTTCAAGCACGACCCCAGCTAAAGCTTGGACATCCCTCATTATGGGAGCCCAGCCAAACTGGGCGTTCAAGTACTCTTGAGAACCGTTGCGAAACAGCTCTTTCAGAGTATATGAACGTTCGATCAGCGAACCCATTAGTTTAGGCCATGCCTTTACATTACGGAGTTCGCCAATCGTTACAGCGAGGTCGATTGTCGGTTTAAGTGGTCTCACGGCGTTAATAGCCGATCCACCAAGGCCAAACATGATCTGATTTTCGTTGGAGACTTCCGTCTCCGAACGAAAGCCATTCGCGGAAGAGAATCCGGTCAAAAGAACCGGACCTTCACTGTCGATCCCATAAGGGGCCGTATATGTGCCACGAATAGCAAGACTGTTGATCGAACTACTGATCCACAGCTTCTCAGTCATGAACCCGCTACCCAGGTCCTGGCGCGACAGATGTCGCCGCATCGCTGGTTGATCCACCTTAGTCCCCTCCTTGCGGAGAAGGGTTTGGTAGAATGGCCACAACGTATCAGTCGAGCGCGTTCTTTGACGCGTATTGACTCGAGACGTACTTGATGCGGACGGCGAGCCGCCCCAGAAACTGGTGCCAGTGATGGGCGCGCTCGTAAAGCGCGAGCGCTCACCATTGAATGACATTGGAGTTCCTTCCTACAGAACGGTTTAGGTGTTGTAAAT